GGCCGACACGAACTGCGCAGTCCAGCACAGTGGCGCCGGAAGGGATTTTGCAGCCGAGAACCACATCACCAGCCGCCGCCGAAGCGGTAGCCGCGTGAAAGAAGGTCTTGGCTTGTACGCCTGTGTGCGCCATTTTTGGCTGCACGCCAGGGAGGGCAGCCGAACAAGTAAAAGTAGCCATGATTTGCCGCCCCTATTAGCCGAGGACCGGAGCATAACCCGCAAGGGTAATGACGCCGTAGTCCGCTGAGTTGTACTGCGCTTTCTTCAAACCGAAGATCATGCCAGCGCTGACGCCGAGCTTGTTCTTGTAGTCGAAGAGTTCTTCGGTCCAGGAAACGCTGGAGCCGCCGTCTTGGCCGTAGCCCATAAGCATTGCTTGAGCGCCACACAGCACAGAACGACGGAAGTCCGCCACGGTGCCGCTGTTGGGTGTGCCCAAACCAGTGATATCAGGCATACGAGTGGTTTCGTGGAAAATGACGTTGTTGTAAACGCCAATCGCTCCGTCGAAAATACCCGATTCTTTGCCGCCCTGTACCTTGGCCTTTTCGATGTCGGCCCACTGACCTGTCGAGGTCTGGCCGCGCATTTGATAGACCGCGTTGGTGTGCAGGAACGCGACGTAGTAAGCGTCACCGCCTTGGCGTACAGAACGAATAACCGGGCTGCGGGTCTTGGCCAGCGCAACGGCGCGGTCGAAGTCACGCAAGGTCAGCGCATGAGTGGTGGTGGCCGACAGCGAGCCGACAGCCGATACCACGTCGCTGTTACCAAAGACGATGGTAGTTGGCGCCAAGGTAGCGTTGTTGCCGGTGTAGCGGGTATCCGCTTGGCCGGTGTAGCCCGACAGTTGGTTGAAAAACGACGTGTCGAGACGTTCGGACCACCAGTCGGTCAGGCCGAGGCGGGCTTCTTCACGAACGGAGAAAGGCACACGCTGCTCAGACATCTTGCCAGCCGACCGCACCGCGTGGCGCAGTTGGTTGATGTACAAGTCGTCATAGTAGGTGGTAAGGCTTTCTTCGCTGCCTTCCAGCGTGCCGTCACCTTGAATACCGTCGCCGCTCAGGAGCATGCGAAGGCCAACGCGGATGCGGTCGCCAGGACCTTTTTCAAGGTCGTTTTTCATTTGAACGATAGAGTTGCTATCGTTGCCGATGAATTTCGAGAACCACGTTTGTTTGAGCGCTTCGTGCAGGAGCTTGCGGCTCCATACTTTGACCGCCAACGGGTGGTTAATGCCGTAGTTTGTGTCCATGATTAATCCTCGGGATGATATTCAGTTTTTACCGAAAGTCGTTTCGGGGACGAAGCATGGATTGACGTAACCACGGACGGACGCATAAAGACATGCGGGCCTATATAATCACATGGATTAAACAGGCCCGCAAGAGGGGGTTTATGTGTTGGTGTAGACGTACGCGGTGGCTTGTACTTTAGGGCAAGACAAGCCGCCGTGCCCCCGCTTGTCACCGCACACTAGACAGCCACCGTACAGCGCCGCTAGTTGCTCGACCTTTAGCTGCGCCTGATCTGGAAACGGGAATGGCACAGCGGGCGGATACCGCAGCTCGAGCAACAATTGCAGCTCGTGGATAGCCTTTTCGATATCCTGCCGTCCCTTGCCAGTGGCCTTGTTGTGCCGGGTCACACGCTTTACCACGCTTCCTTCCAGATAGCACAGGGTGTTGGCCTCAATGTACTGCACCGGCTGAATGCCGCCTTCGCGGTAGTGGTTGCCGCCCACTTGAACGTCGAGTGCTGACATGGTGCGCCCCTCAGAACTTGATTTTCTGGTGGCTGCCTTTCGACATGGACGCAAAGAATTCGTCAAACTCTTTGTCGTTCATTTCGGCAATGCGGGCCGCAGTCAGCTTGCCTTTTTCGTCCGGTGCGCGGGCTACGCCGTCCAGACTTGACAGGCTGGTCGGTGGCGTTTTCTTCTGTTGCTGCTGTTGCTGCTGTTGCTGGCCAGCCTGAAACCCAAAGGTCTTGGCCAGGTTGTACATGACCTCGGCCGGGTTTTTGCCGTTCTTGTAGGCCAGTTGGGCGATGCCGGTGTAGTCCCGCGCCAGTTGCTGTGAAGCGGTGGTTGGGTCGAGGCCCAGGGTCGCATACTCGGCCAACTTGCGTTCGGTGAAAAACGTAGTCGCGTCCTTGTAGTCCGGCGTGTCCTTGGCGAACGCCTGTTCGTCGGCGGTCACTCGTTGGGTCAACTGGACGTGCTGCTGTTGCGCCTGTTGCTGGCCAGCGGTGCCGTTCACATACTGCTCGAACTGCGCCATGCGCTGCTCTAGCTGCGCTTCGCGGGCCTTAATGTAGCCCTCGGGGTCGTCGATAAAGTTCGGGACCTGCTGCTCTTGCTGCTGTTGCTGCGGCGCCTGTTGCTGCTGTTGCTGCATGAGGAACTGGTTAAACCGTTCCTGCAACACGCGGTTGGCTTCGCGTTCCCGGTTCAACTCGGCTTCGCGTTCTTGGCGCTTGGTGCGTTCCTCTTGCAACGCGCCCAACGGTACAAGCTGCTTGCGGCCGGTAGGTACTTCCTCGGTGGTGCCGGTGTCAATCTCGGTGCCTTCGACCAACTCCGACGTTTCGTGCTGCGGTACGTCTAACGTGCCCGCATCGCTTTCAGACTCGTTTTCAATGGTGCTTTCAGCACCGCTATCCGCTGGCATTGCTTCGCCGCCGAACAGTTCCGATGTGTCGTAACCCATGTTATTCCCGCCTTTTAGTGTCGTGTGTGGATCAAATCGCCAGCAACAATAACATCATCATGTCTTCGTCACTGTATTCGTCTGCCGGGTCGAGTTCTGTCACTCTTCCAGGCATTGGCAGTTGGGCCGGTCCACTCGCTGGGCGGGCTTCGGTCATCACCTCGGCCATCGACAGCTTTCTAACTGGTGTCGGAGGAATTTGCTCCGGCACAGTTGGTGTGGGTTCGTCCCTACCGAAAATCTTATCCTGCGACCACTCGAACCCCGGCTCCGTTGGTATGACGAACTTGCGCCGGGTCCGTGTCCTGCTTGCGCCACTGCCTGAGCCTGTGTCTGTAGTGTGAACAACCGGCGTCAGCGGTGTGCTGTTCAATCCTGTGGCTGACAGCGTAGCCGCTGCCAACGTAGAATTCAAGGCGCCATGCGTGGCATTCGTCCCAATGCCCGACAGCGCGACGGTGGCCAGCGTCTGATTGAACGTGCCGTGGGTGACGTTTGTTCCAACCCCCGACAGCGTGGCAGCGGCCAACGTTGCGTTTTTGGTGCCTGTGGTCGCCACTGTACCAACGCCAGACAGCGTGGCAGCGGCCAGCGTCTGATTGAACGTACCGACCGCCGCGCCCGCTGTGGTGACTGTTCCTGCGCCGGTCAGTGTAGCAGCGGCCAATGTTGCGTTTTTGGTGCCTGTTACGGAAACGGCACCGGCTGTGGTCTTGGTGACGGTGGCCAGCGTGTTGGCTTGCGATCCGTGAGTAAGAACGCCACCAGCCGTGGTCAGCCCGACTGTGGCCAACGTGTTGTTAAACGTGCCGGTCCAAAACGCCGTCCCCGCCCCGGATAGAGTGGCAGCGGCTAGTGTCGCGTTTTTGGTGCCGACGACCTTTACGCCGCCCGCTGTGGTCAGACTGACCGTGCCCAACGTCTTGCTGAATGTACCTGTTGTCGCCACCGCGCCGATACCGGACCGCGTAACGGTGGCCAGGGTCTGCCCGAACGAACAACTGATGGACGACGAAGGCGTGCCAAAAGTTAATGTGTCCGAACTAAAACTGAGGTACGCGGCGTGGTTGGATACAGTGGTGTTGGTGGTCGCGGTTTCGGTGGTGCCGTCGTATGTGAAAGAGTACCCGTTCGCCCCGGCGCTGCCTTGCGTCCAGGTCATCCACACTTCGCAAATCAGCACATCGCCAGCCAGCGCGCTAACACCAGTTGTGGACGTGGTGGTGCAGTTGTTGGCCTTAAACGTGTTGGCGGCGCTTGGTTCCGCGTCACCTGTCATGGCCAGCCGGTCGCCTACTGTGCCGACCACGGCGCCAGTCGATGGGCGCCAAACGTAAATGTTGCAGCGCAAATCCGCCGCATTCATCGCCAAGTTCGATTCGAGGTTGCCGATGTTGAGCGTTACAGTCTGGCCAGCGGTGCCAACGGTCTGGTTTACGTCAAACGTAGGCGAACAGAAATACCCACAAAAGGCATTCTGCGCCGACGTGTTGGCCAGGGAATCCACATCCATTTCGGCCTGTGTGGTTCCCTTGGTGGTGTTCATAGTCCGCAGCGTTGTGGCGCTGATGGACGTTGTGAAGTTGTTGGCTGTTACCGTCGCGGTCGCGGCCGACTGTTCGCCGGTCGGGAACGTACCCGACAGCGCGTTGGACGCATCGTGAAAGTAAAGCTTTGTGGCCATTAGGCGTTGCCGTCAGTAGTGGTCCATGTGGTCACGCTGACTGTCTGGCCGGTGGCGATGCTGGTGTTATCCAGCGACAGGTCGCCAGTGCCTTGGCCTACGGTGCCCTGCTCGTGGCAGGTAGTGCCCGCTGTATCGACGATGCGGTAATAGCCTGCGGTGCCGGTAGCGGCCGCTGTGCCCGACCAAGTACCCAACAAGGTGCTGGCGCCACTCGAACCGGCGTTCGCCCAATCTGACGGAAGCGTCAACTGGCACAGCAACGTACCCGATTCCGCTGTCGCGCAAGTGGCAGGCTGTGTGCCAGTGAGGATACGCAACTTCGGCGCCGTGCCTACGGTTGCTTCGATTGCGTTGACTCGTGCGTTACGGACCGCAACACTGAATTGAATGGCCATTAGTTATTTCCTCCCGTATCGACCGTGAAAGTACGGCCCTTGCTGTCTGTAATGCGTTTTGGGGCGCTGTGGGCGTTGGCGAGTGTAGCCATAGCCCCGGCCAGTGCGTTGATTGCCTGCGACGTGTCCGAATGCGTTTGGCGCAACATTTCGGTCAGCCCCATAGGTCTTGGCTGTTGCCCACCGCCCTGCGCCGCCATGCCGCCACCGTCGCCGCCTGCGGTCTGGATTTCCGCGACCATCAGTTGCGTGTCGGCCTTTTCCTGTTCGAGCTGCATTTGCATGGCCAGCTTCTGGCGTTCGAGGTCCATTTGCGCCTGCAACTTGACCTGTTCTAGTTCCATTTGAGACTGCGCCTTGACCTGTTCCAACTGCATCTTCTGTTGGTTGAGTTCGGAATCGATTTGCAACTTGGTCATCGACTCTTCTTTCTTGGTCTTGAGCGATTGGTTTTCTTTCTGGAGCGCCTGCAACTGCTGTTCCATTTGCTGCATCTTCGCCTTGGTCTGCGGTGTCATACCATCGCCAGACGCTGCTTTCAGCCAATCCTGAATCAACGGCTGCGGGAACGGCGCGTATTGAATGACCTCGGGCGGCACAGGTAGCCCCATGCTGGCCGCGATGGGCAGAATTTGGGTCAGCGCCTGCCACGTCCGGTCTTTCTGGTCTGGCGATGTTGGCGCTTCGTCCACAACGATGTCAAATTTCAGTGTGTCCGGCGCCCGCGCCAGTGACACGTATTGCGAGTTCTGTTTACCCACTACGCGGATCAAACGGCCATCGCTGATGAACTCATTGATGAACTGGAGCAACACGCGGCCTTGCTGCTTGCGGTACAGGCGCAGGGCGTTGAAGAACTCGGCCAGGGTAGAAATGGCCGCTTGTTTGCGCTGATGTTCCAGCACACCGGGTTGCTCGCGGCCAGCCATGCCCAGGAACTCGAGGTTGATCCCCGCCACGTTGGGCAGCGATTCCACGGTGAAGTCGAGCAACTGGCTAATCCCGGCCGGTACGCCTGCGCTGGTCCGTTCCTTGATCTTGCCCAGCCCATCGCGTTTGAGCCAGACGATAGAACGAGGGTTAGCCCAATCGTCTACCGCGTCGTCCTTGTTGACGAATGCGTCCACCTCGGCCAGCAACCCGCCTTTCGCCTGACTGGCCACAACGTCGGCCATAGAGCTGAAAAACTTGTTGATCCAGGCTTGCGGGTCGAGCAAGTCGCGTACAAAGCCGTACCAGATACCCTTGTTGCGGTCGCGGATGCCGGTGATCGCCTGCAATGTGAACCCTTGGCACGGCAATGGGCCGTCTTCGAGTTCAACACAGCCTGCATAGATCAATTGACGGTACTGACGGTGCTTCACGTCCGTCGCGTCCAGCATGAACCCTTGCGTGGCCATGCGGTCGGCAAACTTGTTGTAGTCGGCCGGTTCCAGTTCCTCGACTTCGCCAGTCAGCGGGTTCAAAAACTGTTTGAACTTCACGGTCTTGACATACTGGAACTGTGTCACCTTGACGCCGTTCTTGTACTTCGTCTCGCCTGCTTGGTCTGAATCGTAATTGTGGGCGTTGGTCTGATCGTGCGGCGTGCCCATTAACTCTTCCATCAGGTCAGAGTCGGTATCCATTTCAGCGGTCAGTTCATCAGCCTTGGCCTTGCCCCACACATCTTCGATGGTACTGATGGGTAGCCACTTGTGACGTGCGCGCCAGCGTGAGTCGGCCAGGCCGCGTTTACGCGCTGACGGGTCCCACGCCATATGCAGCGGATCGACCCGTTCAATGATGATGTTGCCGTCCGGGTCTTCCTCGGTTGTATACAATGTTTCAGTGAAGCCGATGCCGGAAATAAGCATGTCCTTGAAGGCGTCCGACTCTTCGTCGTCGGCGTCACACCCTTCGCGGACGTAGCGGATCGCGGCATTCAGTACCTCGGTCACACCCGAGTCGTTCACTTCGCGGGCGTACAACTGCACTTGGTTGCGCGTGGACGTTTCCAGACCGCAGATACCCCGGATGAACCCGGCTACCCGGTTGAACACGAACACAGGGCGGTTGTCGGCTTCGAGCTGGCTTTTAGTGGCGTCGTCCCACTGGTCGCCCGCTACGCACGCATATGCAGCAATAGCACTGTCTGACCATTCGCTGCTGTTGTCGCGGTGTTCCTTGACCTTGTGCCGTGCCCATTCGACCAGCTCGTTGTCGTCTTTGATGTTTTCGCCGTCATCCGACATTTCGATATCTCCGGCTTAGCTGGCCATGAACCCTTTACGGGACTTCGGTTTGCGGGTCTGTTTTTTCGCTTCATATTCGTCGGTGGTTGCTACGGACCCGGCGAACGTCAAGTTGAATGCGTCAGCCCGGTCGGGTGAAGGTACACCACGGTCGAGCATGTCCTTTTTCGATTCTACAACGATTTTGCCGTTCGACGTTAATGTGTAGTGAACGTCGGTCAGTTCGCCCACCAGATACTGGTCGTTGGCGATGTTGACTGCTTGGCTAAGGAACCATTCCCGTGCCTGCCACCATAGCCAATCGCGCATCCGCGACAGTCGGCCCGCTTCGGCGCGTGGTGGGGCTTCACCTGCGTTGATCCCTATCACTGGCAGGCCCAGCTCTTCCAGACGATCCACGACACCGGCACCGAGGCCGCAAACGTCAACAATGATTTCGTGCGGACGTTCCTCGGACGGCGTGTCCAGATACTCGCGGTGGATCTTGCCGACCGTCACCATCAGCGAGCATTGACCCCACGTCTTGATCGGTTCCAACAGTGTGTTGCCTTTACGCTTGGCCAGACCAGTAAGGCATTGGCCGTACCGGGCCGGGTCAACACCCCAAATGGTCTTGACGGGCGTTGGTTCCACATCGCGCATAATTGCTGGCTCGACAATGGAAAGAGGGATAAGCAGGTCAGCACCTTCAAGCGGGAATTCACCCAAAACCCGTACGCGGTAGGTGTTCGACTCTTCGCCATATTGCGCCTTCATTTTGAGAATGTAGTCGGGGGATACGCGGCTCGAATCTTTGCACGACACGGCCATGCAGTGGAACTGTGCCCGGTTGCGGTGATGCGAGTCGAAGAAATAGCCGTGGGTGTTGGTCGGGTTTCCGCAAAGGATCGACTTAGAGCCGGGTGTGGACAACGCACCTTCGAGCGGTAGGAAAATCACGTCGTCCACGCCAGACGCTTCGTCTACCACGAACATCAGGTTGGTCGAGTGGAACCCTTGCAGTGCGTCCGGGTTTTCTTTGCGCGCCGTCCGGGCGGTGGCGTAGCATTCGTCTGGCGCCAGTTTCAGGTACATGCGGTCAGACGTGATTTCGAACAACTCCGACAGCTTGGTGCCCATCTGCCGACGCCATAGCGCCAGCTCAGCCCACAATACGTCTTCGAGCTGGTGAGAGGTCGGCGCCGTGCAGGGCACCTTGCAGGGAAAGTGGGTTGACGTGAACCAAAGAATGCACCACGCCAGCCAGGCAGACTTACCCACGCCGTGGCCGGACCTGACTGATAGGTGGTTGGGAATTGTCGGGTCTACAAGTGCGCGAAGGCCGTGCAACTGCCACGGCTCGATTTTGTCCACTTTCAGCACATCCCGGACGTATATCTCCGGGTATCGTCGCCAACGCTCGATAGTGGCGCGGGCGCGGGCCTGCAATAGTTCGTTGTCGCCTTGATAGATAATCGAGTCAGCCATTGCGCGGTTCCTGTTCGGCTTCAACCAGAATGGCGTCAGCGTCGAAATAGCTGTCGTCTTCCTCTTCGTTGTCGGAAGCGATCTGCTTAACGCCCGTCGCTTCGTTTTCGATGGCTGTCATGCTAGCCGAAACGCTGGCCAGAATGTCGAGGATAGTACCCGCGTCGGCGCTTTTCTTTTCTTCCTCGGTGAGAGCCTTGGTCTGACCCCATCCGCGATCCATGATCAGCTTCGCCGCCTTCAACTTGACGTTGGGGTCAGTGGTGACCCGCATTAGCGCCACCACCTCATACAGCGCCTCTTTGGCAAAGCCAGCCGCTTCCCTGCGGCCGGTTTCCCGATCCTCCCTGACTTTCTCCTGTACAGGGTCGAGCCGCTTTTCAATCGAACGCCCCAGCGTACCGATCAGCGTTATCTCAACCTGCACCCCCTTGTCTTCCTTACTCACTCTTCACCCCCGCTTCTGCCCCCAGGCGCAGCGTTTCAAAGATCGTCACGAACTCTTCAAACGGCATTGCCAGCCACCACTTTTCGCCTTTGCGGCGCCATACCACGGCTGGAATGTCTCCCCCCTTTTCAGCGGACGCTATCGCCTGCCGTTGCCACGCGGGCATGCTCACCGTTTCAGTGGTCTTGACCTCTAACAGAAACGGACCCCAAGCTACGTCGCCGCCCCCTTCGCGTGTCTGGTCCAGATTCCTGACGTGCTTCGTCCCCACGATGCGTGTCAGGATCTTGCAGACCTCGTTCTCCCCTCTGGCCCCCTTGCGCCGCACCCCCGCGCCGCTCAGCGTCTTGCTTGGCGGAAACTCCGGGTTAGTCGGCTCAGCCTGTTGTTTCTTCCTCATGGCGTAAGCCTCCTTCGAGTTTGCCTGCCAGCGGTGTTGGTTGCAGCAATACTGAGCGTGACTTCGCCCTTCGAATTCTGTTTGGCACAGCTTACAGGTCTTTAACATCGTGTTCGACCTACATTATTTCTTCGATGATCAACTCTTCGGCCAACCGCAACATGCCCAGGTCTTC